TAAAATAAGTTTTGATATATAGCACTCTCCTTTTGTATATTATATTTATGACTAAGAAGAAGAAATATGCAATATTTGATATAAGCACTGGTAAATTCGAGGAAAGTAAGGAAGATATAGACTTTGCAGAGTATCTGGAGATCATAGAAGCTGAAAAGCAGATAGCCAGACGTATTATCAAACAGAAGTTAGATAAAATTTCACCAAGTGACTATAAGGAGAGTACGGATTAAAGTAAGAGTAGACGTATATAGTAGAATACGTGGAAAGTAGAGATAACGTATACTTACTACAAACGTAATGTTTGAGCATTACGTTTGTAAGAGTAGTAGGAGTTAACGTAATAGAAAAGAAATTAACATTATTAATAGTATTATGGCTAATAGACAAGTTAGTTATGTTAATTATGTTTATGTTCTTTAATTAAGGAGGTATATGGATACAATTAGAAGAAGAATAGCTGGGAAAGTAAGAAGCTATGAGGTATATACGAAAGATGAAGCTAATAAGCTAGGATATGCGTATATAGATTGGAGACATGCAGATGAGGGAGATCTTGCAGTGTCAGATGATGGGTATGTTAGCGATTGTATATCTAAAAATATATATACTGATAAGAAAGGCAGAACTAAGACCTTTATTAAGTGCGCACATGGCGTACAATGGGTAACAAGTAAGTCTAAGTTTTTATATGAGCCTAATAAAGCAGCAGGAGTTTACTCACATGTTAAACCTAGTAGGTGGGAAGATAAAGAAGCTAGGACAACAAGAGCTAAAAATGCAGTAAATGCTTATGTTACGGACATAATTAAAGGCGAAAAGCCTGATTGGGAGATGATTGGTAAGATATATAGACCAGATCAGAAATGTCCAGAGGCTACAGTAAGAAGATTATTTAAAAAACAGAGGATAGTAGACATGGTAGAGAAAAAGTTAAAAGAAATACTGATAGATAAGGGTATTACGCAAGAACAAGTACTTGATTTGCAATTAGAAGCTATTGATTTAGCTAGAGCTAAAGGTGATGTGTCTAATATGCTACGTGTTGCAGATAATTTTATGGATCTATTAAGTATGAAGCCAGGTAAAGTAGTAACAACAGACACTATGGAACTTGATATGAGTAATAAGATTATAGATGCAATAGAATCAGAAGATAAAAAGTTAAAACTAGAGAGAAAAGTTGAAGAAAGAGAAGATACTCAATAAATTAAAAGAAAATATGATTCTATTTGGCAAGATTGCTATGCCTAATATGTTTTCTGCTGCTTCTCCTAATTTTCATTATACTATTGCAGAGTCATTACTTAATTCAGAGAATAAACAGATAAATATCATAGCACCTAGAGGTCATGCTAAGTCATCTATAGTAGGTGGTGTATTTCCATTATGGCATATAATGTTTGATGAAGGTCCAAAGCTTATAGTATTGGTATCTAGAACGCAAGACCACGCAGTTAAGTTACTAGGTACTATAAAAGATGTATTAGATTTCTCTGCTACATTTAGACAAATGTTTGGATACTGGGGAATGAACTCTGCTAGAGCATGGGCTAAAACAGAAGTGCAGCTAAAAGATGGTACTATGATTATATGCAAAGGTACTGGTCAGCAGTTACGTGGTATTAAGCACGGTAACCAAAGACCTACGTTAATTATTGTAGATGATCCAGAAGATGAAAACAATACTAAGACAGCAGAAGCTATGGAAAGCAATCTAAGATGGTTATTGCAGTCTGCTATACCATCATTAGATCCAATAAAAGGTAGAATTGCAATTATTGGTACACCAATACACCAAAGATGTATGGTAGAAACATTAAAAGAAATGAAAGGTTGGTTAAATTTCTTATTTAAGCCAGATTTAGACAATAATAAAGCATTATGGGAAGAATGGCAGCCAGTTAAGAAATTAAAACAGAAAAAAGAAGAATTAGAGTCAATTGGTCGTGTTAGTGTATTTTACAGAGAGTATTTATGTGAAATAGTTGGTGATGAAGACCAATTGTTTAAAGAAGAATATATAAATTACTATAAAGGTAAGATTATACATCATAACGAAAAAGCATATATAGAATTAACAGATTTTGAAGGAACTGATAAGCAAGTCAGGGCAGTAAACATATTCATGGGAGTAGATCCTGCGTCATCAACAGCACAAACAGCTGACTACAGCACAATAGTTAGTATAGCAATAGACAAAGATGGTAATCGTTTCGTTCTTCCTTATTATAGACAAAGAGCTACTCCTATGAATTTGGCAGAATCAATAATTGATCAGTTTAAAATATATAAACCTGTAAAAACTAGAATAGAGTCAGTTGGTTATCAAGAAATGCTTAGAGAGTATGTAAAGAAAAGATGTGAAGAAGAAAAATTATTTATATCAGGATTGGAAATAAAAGAAAGACCTCGTAATTCTAAATCATCAAGATTAGAAACACTACAACCATACTTTGCACAGGGAAAAGTATATATTACTAAAGAAATGATTGAACTGAGAGATGAGCTACTTCTCTATCCCAGAGGAAAACATGACGATTTACTAGATGGTATGTTTTATGCTAATAAGGGTATTTATCCACCTTTCCATGAAGATTCTGATAAGGATTCCCCAGAAAATACTAGTTTTCGTAATAAATTTCAAAATGAGTCTTGGATGACAGTGTAACGTGTTTTTATATTAATAGCAATTTTAATTAGCTAATTAAAGAAAACATATGCCAGAAACAAATAATGAAGTCAAACTCACAGAAGACCTTTTACGAGATTACTCTGGAGCTAAAACCGAATGGGCAAAACAAGCAGCTGAAGATAGTGAATTTAGAGCTGGTGTCCAATGGACTAAAACTCAAGTAGAAACATTAAAATCTAGAAACCAAGCACCTGTTGTTGTAAATGTAATACATAGTGCGGTTGAACAAGCAAAAGCTCTTCTTACTACAAACAAACCAAGATTCCAAGCTACAGGCAGGGAAGATAGTGATGTTAAGACAGGTAGAGTACTATCTGACTTAATGGAATATATATGGGATACCTCTAATGGTAATACTGTATTAAAACAAGCTATTGATGATTACTACGTAAAAGGAATGGGCTGTATTATGGCTTATCCAGATATGAATGGTGATTTTGGTAAAGGCGAAGTATGTCTTAAGTCTATAGACCCAATGGATGTATATATTGATCCAGCATCAAGAGATCCGTTTTGTCAAGATGCTAATCATATTATTATTGCAAAGAAAACAATGCAATCACAATTATTATTGAAGTATCCTGATTATGCAGAGCAAATACAAAATGCAGATCAGACTAGTATACTAGGTAATTATCCAACATCAAGAGATAATTCAGAATACAATCAACAAGTTGGTCCTTATAATAAAGGTGCAACTGTAAGTGCTCTTGATGATGATAGAGAATTAGAAGTAATGGAAAGATTTACTAAAGTTAAAATGCCTATGGTTAGGGTATATGATCCTTATGAACCAAGAGAACGTGTTTTAAGTGAAGAGCAGTTTCAGGAATATTTAAAGAATCCAGCATTTGTTATACATAAAAGAGGTGTAGATCCTATATACGTTACAGCTAAACAAGAAGTAGAAAGAACGCAACAAATGTACGATCAGTTTAATGGCGAGTTTCATGAGTTTATGGATCCTGCTACTCAGCAAATAGTGCAATTACCAGGAGAAGAAAGAGCAGGTTCAATTCCTAACTCTACTACTAGGTTAATTCCTATTACTATAAATGATTTAGTAAAAGATAATATGATACAAATTACTCCAATAAAATGTGATAGAGTAAGATGCATTATATCTGTAGGCGATCAACTTATTGTTGATTATATGAAACCTATTTCTGTATATCCAATAGTTACTTTAATGAATCATCACGATAGAAACCCGTTTCCTCAAAGTGATGTTAGACTAGTTAAAGGTTTACAAGAATATGTTAATAAAATTAGAAGTTTAATTATAGCACATGCTTCTAGCTCTACTAATGTTAAGCTACTTATACCTAGAGGTTCTATGGATAAAAAGAACTTAGAAGAAGAGTGGGGCAGAGCAGGTACTGCTGTTATAGAGTTTGATCCTGAATTAGGACAGCCAATTGTTGCTGGCCCTGTTCCGTTACCAAACGAATTATATAACAACGAAAGAGAAGCTAAAGCTGACATAGAAAGAATTTTAGGTATATATGCATTAATGCAAGGTGATCAAGGTGCTGCTCCTACAACATATAAAGGAACTATAGCACTTGATGAGTTTGGTCAAAGACGTATTAGATCTAAAAAAGATGACATTGAAGCAATGTTAAATCAATTAGGTTTACTTGTTATTGAAATGATACAATGGATATATACAGATGAAAAAACATTTAGAATTATACAGCCTAATAGAGGTCCTAAAGATGTTAAAGTTAATGAATTAGTATTTGATGATTTAACTAATGCAATTTTAGGTAGAGTAAATGATATTACAGTAGGTCGATATGACGTACAAGTTGTATCTGGTTCTACATTACCTTCTAATAGATGGGCAAGATTTGAATATTATAAAGAATTATACTCACTTGGAGTTATAGATCAAGTAGAGTTATTAAAACAAACAGACGTAGCTGACATGGAAGGTGTTCTTGAGAGAGCAGGTCAAATGCAACAAATGCAATCTCAAATGCAAAATGCACAAGAAGAAATCAAAAAACTTAAAGGTGATCTTCAAACTGCACAGCGTGAATCACTGCATGATAGAAAACGTGTTGAATTAAAAGATTTTGAGGTGAAGCTAGCAAAACTAGAAGCAGATATGAAAGCAGCATCTCAATTGTACAAACATCGAACTAATGACCACTTAAAACAAATTAAGGACGAAGTTGACGTTATTGTTAAAGAAGTCGACAGTCCTCAAAGAGTTATGAATGAGGAGTTGTTAGGTATCGATGATGAATAGTTGCTGATAATGACAAACTAGGAGAAACATGGAAAACGTAATAAACACAGAAGCGGCAGTAATGGAAACAACAGATCCAGCAAAAGCACCAATAGGTCAAGCAGGCGTTATGCCCGAAGAACCTAAATTAAGTGTTACTGGTGATATGGTTAACCCAACAGCTGAAACTTCTATAGGACAATTAGCAAGTGATGCTAATGCTGTCCCAAAACAAGAAAAACAAGATACCGATCGTTATGAATACTGGCAATCGAAGCACGACAAGACACAAGGTGAGCTTAATCGAATGAGTCAAGAGTTTGAACAATATAAGAACATGATGGGACCTGTTGCAAATGCTATACAACAAAACCCCCAGATCTTGCAAAATTTAGAACAGCAATCGCCTTCCAATGAACCACCTGCGCAGCAGAATTCATTGCAGGCTCCAAATCGTCCTGAAAAACCACATTCTTACAACGAGGTAGACGCATACAATGATCCAGACAGCGATTCATTTAAATATAGGTTGTCTGTTGATAAATATAGAGACGATATGTTAGATTACTATGGTAAAGTAGACGAATATAGACAAGAGCAACAAACATTAGCATACGAAGCTCAAAGAGAGCAACAAGCTCAAAATCAAGCTGTAAGTTATGCTACTCAAACTCTTGGCTGGGATGCTAATAAAGCAAACGATGCAATTAATTGGCTACAAAATCCAAGTAATGTTACATTTGAAACTTTATTTAAAGTGTATGAAATGAATCATGCACCAAGTAGAGAGCAAATGCAATCACAACAAAAAGTCGCTGAGTATCAACAAAGAGAAGAAAGAATGAAAGTTCCTCAATCCACAGCAGTAACAAGTGGAACTTCTCAAGCACCTATGAGTGATGAGCAGTTGTTTAATCAAAGTATGCTGGCATGGAAAAAATAATAAACAATCTATCCCTGACCGAAGGCTTATATAGCAGTTGAGTGAAGGGTTAATTAGGAGATAATGAGATGGCAGCAAAAGATCTATCGGCATCTGGAGTTCTCTTTACGGATAGACGTAATTTTTACATCGATCCTCAAGTTGTAAAAGAATTGTGGACGGACGTAACTCCGTTTACAACTGTTATAGCTAATAAAGAAACAAGAAATGTTCCAGATCCCGTTTTTAAAATGTTCGAACACAAACAACCTTGGGTAAAACAAAGTTTTACTTCTGGTACAGATGTAGCAAACGCAACTGATGGTAGTGAATCAGGAAATATGGATGTAGCTAATATTGTAGGATTACCTGCATGTAATGCTTCATGGCTTGGTTTAGAACTTGAATGTTGGGATTCTACTGAAACAACTAAAAGAGGTGTTGGAATAGTAACAACTGTTACCGATTCAGATACAATTAAATTTACACCAGTTGGAGGTGCTATTGACGTAGCATCTGGTGATGTATTTCATGTTATTGGTAATGCACACGGTGAAGGTGGTTATTCACCTGAAGCTTGGTCAGATGAACTTAAAGTAGTTTATAACTCTTGTCAGATTTTTAAGAATCCTCTTGAAATTACTGGTACATTGTTAGAAGCAGCTTTAAGAGGTGAATCATCTGAACTAGCTAGGTTGAGAATGCAAAAATCACAAGAACACAAAATCCAAAAAGAAAGAGCTTTCTTATTTGGTAAGCGTTTAGGTGGTACTGGATTGCAAGATTCAGCTCAATCAGATGGATATAACGATTCATCAGCAATAGGCGAATCATTTGCAGATGGTGGTATTAACGGTGCAGCAGTAGGTTCAATAGCTACTCCAGCAGGTTCAGGAGCAGGTAAAGTAAGAACTACTTATGGTATTGTTTCTGCTATTGAAGCTTATGGTGAAGCTACAACAACTCACGATTATCAAAACATATTTTCATGTTCTGAAGCAAGTTACACATATAGTAACTTTGTTGATGATATGGAAAAAATATTCCAATATGTTCCAACTTCAGGTGTTAAAAAAGCATTTGTTGGTGCTGGTGCACTAGGATACTGGTCTAAAATGGCTGGTAACGCTGGTTTTGCTGGTAACAATGGTTGGAGTGTTAATCTTGGTGATATGAAAAGAGATGCTCTAGGGTTCAATTACAGAACTTTAGAAACACCTCATGGAATGTTACAAATGATTCCTACTCCTGCTTTAAGAGGACCATATAACAAGTACATGTTAGTTGTTGATGATGATAATCTATTCCACTCACAGTATAGAGCTTCAATGTATCAAACAAATATCAAAACTGATAATGCGTATGATGGCGTTAAAGATCAATACATGTCTGATGAGGGAATTGGTATTACTAACATTAACTCACATTCGTTAATTAAAATCACAGCGTAAGGGGGGGCTAAGAAATGGCTAGACCTTATATTGGTGGAACAAATGGCGGAGTTAAAGTAGTATCAGCTGATACAACTTTACAATTAGCAGATTCTGGGAAAACTGTTTTCTTAGATGGTAGCGCAGCTAATGTGCTTACCTTACCTGCTGTTTCTAAAGGGTATGAGCTGAAAGTTATCTTAACAGCTACAGGAGCTGCACCAACAATAGTAACTAATAGTAGTGCTAACATAATAGTTGGAACTACTTATAGTTCTGGAGATGATGCAGTAACTGCTGTTCAATCCGATGCAGATGCAGACACTATTACTTTTGTTAATGGTGCTGTACCAGGAGACTATTGCGATTTAATATGCGATGGAACTAACTGGTATGCATTTGGATTTTCTGGTGCAGATGCTAAGTTAACTATTACTCAGGAATCCGCTTAATTAGTTTAACAGAACTAGGAGCAAGTCGTATAAAGGGCTTGCTCCAAATCTGCAACAAAGGAAACTATGGATTTTAAAGATAAAATAACATATTATATAAGCACAACAGACGGATACACTGACGCAGAAGCGCAGCAATACATTATTGATGGTTGTTATGATGTGTATAGAAAGTTTAAATCGTTAGAAGGATCAGATACTGCTCAAAAGTTTGGAGTATGGTCAGATCCTGCTATAACTAATGGAAATGCTATAGATATAGACGAAGTACATGAAATTATATATGTACAAAGAAATGGTATACCTGCTATACAAGTTAGTCCTAGCAATATACATAAATATACAGATGCTGATTCAATGCATTATGCTTCAGCTAATGATCCTGTATATTATTTTCAAGAACAATATATGACTGTTAAACCAGCACCAGATGGATCTAATCCTTTATATTATATATTTTTACCAACATATGCAGTAACAGCTTATGATGGTCCAACTTCATCAATAGATAAGTTTCCAGCAGAATATTATGATTATGTATTGAAATACGCTGCTTATAAAATAGCAGAAGCATTAGCACATAATTATATGGAAGATGATGAAGACGCAGAATTAAATCAATTGATGACTGCTAGAGCAGCATCTTTAAAAGCAGAATATATGGAAATGTTTACAACAGGAGGCACAGAACAATAATGACTTTAAAACAAATGATAGAAATAATTAAAGAACAGCATCCTGAAGTATCAGATCAAAGAATTATACAACTATTAAATCGTGCAAACAGAGAATTTAGTATACAATCTAGAGTATCAAACAGCTCTTATGTAGTATCAGGAGGTACAGTAAAGAATCAAACATATTACACTTTACCTAGTGCTATTACAACAATAGAAGATGTATACATTAAAAAAGAAAGAGCTGATAGATTAGCAGGTAAACCAAAGAAAGAAGATGAGGATTTAACATAATGGCGAAAGATAGATTTGGATATGGAACAGAAGAAAAAAATCCACGAAAAGATTTTTTATCAATAATTAACGATGAAGAGTTT